TTCATTTGGCATTGTGATGATTGCCCCAGCACCCGCTGAAGCCTCTGTGTCCTGTGTCTTGACCAGTGAAGGATGGTTCTGCAGTCTTATCAACTGTTCAACCTCTGTCATCTGGTTGGCGATGAAGTTTTGTGTGTCACATATGTCGCCAATGAAACTGACGCCAATGCCCTTCACAGGTGATCTCTGGTCATACACAAACACCGCTGGTATCTTGCCCAGTTCATTTGGTATGATGCTTAGGACCTCCTGTCCCCCATCTTTCTTGGTTGGTGAATATTTCTCTAATGTGATGTCATCCTTTGTGTAGGTCCTGACAAAGTAATCAGAGACCTGCCCATACGCTCTCTGCTCTACCTCAAGCAATTTCAAATAGTTCAATTGGAAGTGTCCTGATGGCAATCTCTCATATGACCAATCAAGTATGTTTGGTGCTGTGAAGATTGTGGCATATGTCCTGATGCCCTGTGCCAATTCCTCCGCCTTTGTGCCTGCGTTTGATTGTGGTCTGTCCAACAACACGCAACAGTGTCCTGCTATGGTGCTGTGGATGTTTACCTCGCTCATGAATGCGTCCCAGGTCCTACCCTCAAGGTCTGCGTCCCTCAGGAATGGCTCTAACTCTGGGTTGTTCTTGATGTTGGCGAAATCCCTATCAGGCTTCTGCCTGAACAGGAATGAATTCATTGTGTGTGTTATGGCCTTGGCGTGGTTGTCCAATGGCGTTGTGACCAATCTCTGCACATATTCAGATTCTGATTCATACACATACCTTGTCAGGTACTTGCCCATCCTGTAGTGGTGACCACCCAGGTATGAGTTGTAGAGGAACTGCCACCTCTGATAATGGTTGTGGTATTCTGGATGAACACCTATGAGATCATAAAGGCTCGCGAAGTCTTCAGGATCTTGATTTGTGCTGTATATCTGTTGTGCCATGTTATGCTACCTTCACTCCCCAAGTTTTTGGTTGTTGTTGTTGTTCTTCTAATGTCCTCTTCACTGGTTTCAGGAATGATACGCCATAACCAAATGCATCAAGCATATGGTCCCATCCTGTGTCCTTCTCAGGCTGTGATGTGCCTGGTTTGTAAATCTGTCTCTCAAGACTCTGTATCAGTTTCTTGCATCTTGGGTGTATTGAAACACTGCTCTCACCAGCACCATTCATCAGTGCTGTGTTGACAGAATTTATCCTGTCCCTGACCTGCATGTGTTTGTTGTACATCTTGACTATGAAACCATTGTTCTGTAGGATACTTACATCTGTCCTGCCACCAGCGGATGTTTTCCTCGCCTTGGCTGATGGATCTGGATATGCGAACACCTTGGCGTTGGGAAACTTGGCCAAGATCTCCTGACACATCTCATCTGTGTTTGATCCATACATCTCAATCTCATCAATGACCTGGAAGTGGTTGTCCTTGTACACAAAGCACACAGCGGACATTGGATTGACATTGAAATCTAAAGAACAGTGTATGATCTGTTGTGGTTGATCAAACTCTATGTCCTTGATGTGTGTCTTCCTGTCAAATGCGTAGTACACAACTCCCTCATAGTTGGAGAACTGTGCGTTGTACTCAACATCATAGGTCCTCTTGTCAAGGTCCCTCCTGGCCTGTTCTAATTCTTGTTCATCTACCCAGCCTCCCTGTGCTGTGGTGTACTGCCAACTCTGCCATTCTTGTTCTGTGCTGTCCTGTCCCCTCTGGAAGAAGTCAAACAGTTGGTTTGACCTACCTTTGGGTGTGCCACACACAAGGACCCTTGCCTTGTGGTCTGAAAGTGTTGGTCTCATCACCTCCCAGGCTTTGGGATCTATGTCTTGGAATTCATCCATGATAAGGATACCTTTTATGTAGAACCCCCTCAATGCGTCAGGGTTCTCTGACCCCCTCAGGCATATCCTTGATCCATTCTTCAATGTTATTGTCAGTTCCGCTTCATTCACTTTCTGTATCCAGTTCAATCTGCCCAGTTGTGTCTTCAATGGTTCCCAGGCCAGGCCCTTCGCGGCCCTGTAGGATCCTGTCAAATACCAACAAACTGAATCAGGTTCCTTGGCGTGGTATGCCAGTTCCCTGATCGCAAGTGTTGTTTTCCCCCAACGCCTGCCACACGCTAACACGCGGAATCTTGCCTTTGACTTGGCCACTTCTGATTGTGGTACTGATAATTTCATTATGCTTCTTCATCCCAAGGTAAAGGTTTGTTGTCCTCTGTCTGCTCACCATTCTCAGATTGGCCCAGATAATTCTTTCCAAGGAACATTAATAATCTTGTGTCTCCAGCGATGGCCTTCTCCCACTGTGCCTTCCTCAATGACTTCTTGCCTGTGGCCCTGCCCAGTTCCACAACCTTCTTGTACTTCTTCTGTATCATGGCACCTGTGATGCCAAACACTCCACCTATCTCATCATAGGAACACATCAGGCACGCCAGCCTGAACACCATGTCCTTGTCAACAGGTTTCCTCTTGAAACTTGGTTTGAATTCTTCTTGTTTGTTGTCTTGTTCCATTATATTAAATTTCTCTCTTTCACCACCACTTTGAAGTGTCTGGTATCTATGTCACCACCATCTGTGGTGATCTGGCAGGCTATGTCATAGACATTGCCATCTGTGCCACCTTCCACCCTAATCCTAACCTTGTTGTTGGTTATTATGCTGACATCTGTAGCGGCGTCAGTTGGATGTTGCAGTGGTGAAGAGTCCCCTGAAATAGTCTCAATAGTGATGCTGGTTGATGATATGATTGTGTTGGTTGGCAGGTACTGACTCCAGTCCAGTGTGTAGGCCACATTGGCTGTTGGGTCCTTATGTATGGTAATACCTTGCTGGTTTTTAAAAAATCCTGTTGTGTCTGCCATATGTTATACTTCTAACTCCAGTTCAGTGCTTGGTTGTGTGATTGTATTTAACAGGCCTGTTTGTTTGCTGTGTTGGTAACCCATTGTTTCACCTGACCAATTGGAACTGACATGTGTTGGATCAACGCCATTCAACCAATGCTGTATGCTGATGAAGGCACCTCCAAACTTGGAAGCCTTGCCACCATGCGTGTCATTGGGTCTGACCCTTAGGGTCTTGTAGGCCCAACTTGGTATGCCATTGGTGTCCTGCTTGGCCTGTTCCTCGCTGATCACTGTTTCACCTGAATGGGTGAACTGCATGCCATACAGGAACAGTTCATAACTGTCCACATCTGGATGCGTGTGTTCTGGTATCACTGTGTTGGGTTGGCATATGAACATTTCAACCTGGAATGACTTCTTCCTGTAAAGCACCACACCGCTGACACCTTCTATGAACAGCAATGGATTCTTTGATGGGGTGAATATTCTCTTGGATACACCAGATCTCAAATAGTACTCTGTGAACCTGTCCAATGGATCTGTGGTTGTTTTGATATGATCAATTGACATGGTTATACTTCAAACTCCAATTCTCTGGTTTCTTCAGGTATGATGACCTGTCTGGTTTCTTGTGTGATAGTATTTACTCTACTTTCCTGTGGTATTAACAATGTGTATCTTGGGTTGTCCCTGATCACGCCCGCGACTATGCTTGTGGTCACAGATCCACCAAAGATTGATATACCAGTTGGCACTGCTGACGCCACCACAGTGACATCCGCGAGTTCTATGTCAGCACTGACTGACGCTGTCCTGTTGGCACCCGCTGTGATGTTGGTTGATGCTGTGATGTTTGCATTGACAGTACCCGCCTGTATCTCATCTGGATCACAACTGACTGATGCTGTGGCACTTAGATTGGCCTCACCATCCTTCTCACCTCCACCAATGGCCACAATGCTGAGGCTACTGGATATGATTATGTCAGCCACAAAGTCCGCGTTGGCTGTCATTGTCACTGTGCCTGCTATGCTGGAGTCAATCTCCGCTGATCTGATTGCGTTGGTTGTTGTGCCTTGTGCGAAGTATCCCTGTTCAATGTAGCCAAGTTCAACATACTGATCACCAACAAAAAGTTCACTGCTTAGGCTGGCCTCAACATTTTCAAAGACCAGGGCCTCCACTGTGACTGTGGCTGTGGCTGACAGTATGGCCTCTGAGGCCACTGTCTCCACCGTGGCATCAAATGTGTTCTGGAAGAAGTTTTGTGGCACATAGTCATCCGCCGCGAGGTAGTCCTGCGAACCAATGACCATTGTGATTGGTATTGACGCATCAGCATCAACATTGGTTGTGACAAATGAGTCTGTGGTCGCGGAGAAATAGCCCGCCTTGATGTAGTCCTGCGTGTCAAAGTAATTCTGCTCACCAATGGTGGTCGCAATCACAGGTGTGGCCGCACCTATCCTACCAATGTTGGCCTCAAAGGTGTGCCTGGTGTATCCAAGGCTCACATATTGATCAACAAAGTAGGTCTCCTGACCTATGGCCAGGTTGTGTTCAATGGTTACTACTGATGCTTGGACTATGGCCATCTATTACCCCCAGGTATAGACAGCGATTAGTCTATGCTTATTTGAAGATTCCCAATTGCGATGTTTAGTTGATCACCATCACTGATAGTTTTTGATGTGGTAAGATCTCCATACGCGATCATGTTACCACTTGATGATGCATCAAAGATAGCGATGGCAACAATCACACCATGATCCCCACCTGAAGCGGCTGGGAAAGTGATGGCACTTGTGTTTGAGATTGTGCCTGAACTGGCTGATCCCATTTTTGTGTCTATCTGTACCCTTGCGTATCCATTGCCTGAAACTTCTGTTGGCACAGATGCGTCTGTGATTGAGTTGTTGAAGTAGCCAATGTATGCACTTGGCGATGTGTAAGAGGTGTTCTTGAACAAATGATCAAGGACCTTATCTTCTGCGTAGTTTGACAAATTTGCCATGGTCTGTTCCTTCCTTTAAATTTAAAGTTGTTTGTTATAACAAGAGTATTTAATCAAATCCCTTTGTCATTATATGATATGAATTCATCTTCATCTTCATCTCCATCATCCCTGGGTTCCATGGTGATTGGGTTCTTGCCAAACTCCTCCAGGTTGTGCTGTTTGACCAACTTGTTCGCGGCCTCCTTGCTGTAATAGAAATTTTGCCAGTAGTGACTGTAGTACAGTGAACTGTTGTCTATGTTCTCTTCCAGTTTGTTGAAGCACTGCTCACATATCCATAGGTGCCTGTCATACTGTGCGATGGCCCCAATGATATCAGGGTTCCTGAATACCTTGGCCAATTTCTGTTTGCTGTTAAGCCTTTTGGATGTCACTGGGTGGCACACGCTGTTGTCCTGTCAAACCATATTCATTATATAAGTTGACTTGATCTAAAGGTTGTTTGGTCTGTATCTTTGGATTGATTCCCCAGGCAAACAGTTGCATCTCTGTGTAGATGGCCTGCTTGTCTTCATGTATCCAACAGTCCAACTTGCCATCAGGGCGTGGTGATGTCAGCACTTCATGTGACACATCTTTGTGTGTGTTCTGTAGCCAACAGTGTCTCCATTCGCCCTTGTAGAATGCCCAGTGTGTGGGTTTTGGTTGTGCCATATGTGTGGTTGTTAGTTGCCTCCAGGACCACCTGAGTTCTGGCTATTGAATCCACCAGTGCCACTCTTGACTGTGGTCACGCTGGCGCCTGACACAAGGCTACTGCCCAGGCTGGAACCATCAGCGAACAGGAATATGTCTGGTGCTGGTAGAACACTACCAAATGTGCCATCCGCGGTTGGATCCTGCCACCCACTGTTGTAGATGGTGCTAATGTTGGATGCAAGGTCACCTGTTGACTTGTTCTTGAACCAAACATCCGCGAATTGGAAATTACCTGTCCTGAATCCATTATATGACCCATCATTCCTGCTTGTTGTGGATCCCGCTATGAAGGCATATCTTGTGGTGCCTCCAAAGGCCGCATGGTTAGAGTTGCCTGAAGGTATCTTCTCAAGGGCTGTGTCTGAATCAGTTGATAGGTCCACGCCATCAATGAACAGTTTCTTGTAGGTATTTGCATCTGTTTCAAACAAGAAGTGATGCCATTCGCCATCAAGGTAGTCTGTCGCAAAAGTTGATGGGTCATGTTTCACAAAATTAAAATTATTACCCCCTGATGTGGTCTGTACGCCTGCCTGCACATGGTCACTGGCGAATTCAACAAATATACCATTGTCTCCACTGTTGTCTGAGTTGGTCCTCAGCACCACCTGTTTGTTGTCAGCGTCAAAGTCACTGGTTGTGCCTTTCATCCACCACATTACCTGGAATTCACCATTGTGTGAGGCATGCCAGTCGCCGCTGACGCCTATGTCAACCACTGGGTGTTCCGCACCATTGGCGTGATCTGAATCATAGATTGAATTCCAGTAGCCGCCCAGTGTGGCGGCCGCCCCAGTAGTGGCCACTATTGGTTTGCTTAAAATTGATCTCCCAAATCCTAAAGGCATATTGCTATCTCCTTAACTGAAGTTGGTTACAAGGTTGGCGTAGTAGTTGGTACCATCATAGTGAACAGTGATGATGTCAATGGCGTTGGCCGCTGTGCTCAGGGTCTTGGCCCCGCCAGCAAACTTCATCGTTGATGTCAATGTTCTTGATCCTGTGGCATCCTGGACCACAAACAGGGTCAATGTCTGACCTGCCACTGGGTTTGAGAATGCTGAAAAAGTCACCCCGCCTGTCAGTGTCACCTTCTGGATGTTGCCATTGGCCACATCAGGTGTTATGGTTGCCGCGTATGTCACTGTGTGTGGTGCCGCTTCTGAATAGTTGATGTTGTTTATCTTGGTCTTGCCTGAGCCATTGGGTGCCAACACAATGTTGCCATTTGAAACTGACACAATGTCATTGCCATTCACATCAAGGTCCCCACCCAGTTGTGGTGTGGTGTCTGACACAACATCTGCGATGCCTGATGATGTCACATAACCTGAGTCATTGGTCCATTGTGATATGTTTCCTGCCTTGTTGGTGAATGTTAAACTGTCTGATGCTATGTTGGCGTCCTCCGCGTCCACATAGGCCTTGATGGCCTTGGCAGATGCTAATGTGTCATCTGACGCTGAAACTGTTGAGATGTCTGTGTCCAACACGCCTGACTTGAGGTCAGCCACATCAATGTTTGAGATTGAGTTGCCTGTGCCTTCAACATTAAATGTCTTGTTTGTGAGTGTGTCTGTGCTTGTGGCTGTGATGTAAGATCCCAGGTCAGAGATGTCCGCCTCCGCTATTGTGATTGTGTTGCTGGCTGTGTTGATTGTTTTGTTCTGTAGCGTGTCTGTGCTGGTGGCAGATATGCCTGATCCAGTTATGGTCAGTGTCTGTCCTGAACCCGCTGTTGAAACTGTGCCTGATCCTGCTATGGTCAGTGTGTTGCCTGACTCAACATCAAATGTTGTTGATGTGTCATCTGCTATGGCTATACTTTGGTCTCTTAGGTTGGTAAGGTTGTTGTCCATCTCCGCTGTTGTGAGAGGTGATCCTTTGCCAGTCCTTGTGGTGATTGATGCTTTTGTTGGCATGGTTGTTAAATCCTTGTGTTGTTTGAACTATTATTTATTCAAACTCTATTTAGTCCAAGATGTAATTGGGTTCTATGCTGTCCTTGGTGTACTTGCGGCATCTCCTGGTGTGGTGATCACATCGCTGTATGATCTTGACATTGTGTTGGTGCCAGGGCTGATTGGGGTCTATCCTGACCATGGTGTATTGGTGGCTCAACCTGCCCATCTCTGCCTGCTTGCCTGACAGTTGCCAAGACTCCAGCCACGCCTCATAGGGGAAGTCATGGGCTTCCGCCCTGTACTTGGCCTGTGCCTTGTGTCGCAACCATCTCACACGCATTGTGTTCTTGATCACCCTGGTCATTTGGTGAATGGTTCCACTATCTCCACAGCCATCCTTGACACCTTCCATATCTGTGTCTTGAACCTGTGGCTCTTGCCCTTGAATGCCTCATTCATCACTGTGTTCCACTTGTCTGACTCTGTGGCCGCCAATAGGTCCAACAGTGCTGTCTGGCATAGGCTCTTGTTCCATACCCGGTGTTCATAACCATCCCGCAACAGTTGTGCCACAGCGCCTATCAGGCTCTGCCACTGTGACTTGTCCGCTGACCTCAGTATGTTCCATAGGTCCTCATCATCATTCTTGATTGGATGTGTGTCCCAGTACTCCTTCAACTGCTTGATCAGTTGTGCCCCAGAGGCGTACTTGTCCTCTGTCACTGTGCTGATGGACTCCTTGACCCTTTTGATCCAACTGCTCTCATTACAGTTGATGATGTCCTCCTTGTCTGACGCACTCATCTGTTCGCCTGTGTCTGCGTCCCTCAGGTCACCATAGTGCCTCAGCGCCATCTTGGCTGATTGTAGGATCAATTGTTCAATCCATTCGCCTGTGTTGGTGGTTTTGTCTGCCATTGTCTTCTCCTTGATTGTGTGTTTATTTACTATTTTATTTATTAAAATGTCAGAAGTCAAGTGCTTTTTTTGGCACGCCAGTGGTGTGTGCCCTTGCCCAGTCCCTTGGGCCTGATCCTGTGCCTGCCCTTGGTGGGTCTCTGCATGGCCTCCTGTCGCTCACGCACCTGCACATTGTGAAGCGTCCAACCCAGATCTGTGTCACGCCTGACCAGGTTCAGGCTGTCGCCGCTCCTGCCCAGTTGATCCGCGTGGTCCAACAGCAGGTCCCTGTAGGTGTCCCAATCCAACCGCCACTCCTGTGACCAGAACCGCGCCTGGTTCTTGGCCAGCAACCACCTGCGCCTCAGGGCCTTGACCACTGGGTCTGGTCCCGTGATCCAACGCTGTGGCCTTGGTCCCACGCCCTTGCCCCTGCG